TTCAACTCTGTTTTCTTGACCCAGAAATAATTACATTTGTGTAACAATGCTGGGGTATATATTTTTCTAAATGCTCTTTCTGAAACATCTAGTCCAATCTTTTGGCATTTCTCATCTAAGCAGTAATCATAACCTGCTTCATATCTTTCATCAATAAATATTGATGAGCAATATATACAATTAGCCATTTACCACTTCCTTCATTTCGCGTATCTCTCTATTTAGATTTTCATTAATTCTAATCTGAATTACTATATCTTCGCGATATTGCTTGATTAGTTTTCCATAATCACTAATCATTTTATCCATGTCTAACATTACATCAATCGCAGTAATATATGCTTTTTTGTATTCTTCATTATCACTGCTATATAAAAACTCAATTGCCTTTGCTGCTTTTTCATGATGATAATGGTAAACACCGTTTTCATCTTTTATCATTGCTATTCTCCTTTCATTAGAAGTTGACAAATCGTAATTACTTTCTTAACTTGCTTTTCATTTTCATTATTTATAGCAACATTGCTAATCAACCATGAGTAATCTTTTTGCCTAGCAAATGGGACATTCATTAGACTAGTTATTTTCTCAAGTTCATTTAATAATTGATTTCTATATTCCATTTATTCATCTCCATAAACGCTAAATACATAACCAACATTTGTAAAACTATCACACAAACTGGAAGCAATAACTTTATTCAATAACCTAAACTCACGGATATCGTCAAGAATAGCAACCTTCCCACGCCTATTCATTCTCGCAACTTTTACTGAAACTAAAGAAGCAAGAAATTCTTGATCGTGATCCAACCAGTAATCCCTATATGTTCTTTCTTTTGAATAAGAACCATAAGGGAAAGATGTTTCTACTTTTGTTACCTTCTCTTTAATTTCAATTTGACCTTCATCAATAACTTCAAAATCAAAGTTACCGTTAAAATTAAATTCAATAGAAGATATTCCCAGTTCTAAAGCATCTACAATTTCATAATCCATTACTGTAACTCGCTTTCTATTCTTAGAAGATATGCTTCTTCAATATCTTCATCAATTTTTTGATGGACACTTTCTTTAATAAGATTACTAAACTCTAGTAATATCATTTGTTGCTCATTATAAAATTCAGTAAAGGCTATCAAACCCTTATACTTTTGACTATACAATTTATTTAGACGGTCAGTAGTATTACGATAAACATCTTCCATATTCATTTACTTTCCCCCATTGTTTGCTTATTGTAATAAACTGGATTACCAGAAGATATATGAGAAGTAATATTTATTTTCTCATCACCAAAGTTTGCTGTATTGTCAATGTTACCAGTAACGCAAGGTGAAACAATACGCTTACGCTGAGGACCAAATTTTTGCTTAGATACTTCATAATCATCAGTCCAAGCATAAACAGTAAACTGATCCCCAACTTTGCGCAAACGCAACTTCTTAGTGTATAGCAATTTAGAAACTGTAGTAATACGCATTGCTTTACCTGAATCTAATAATGCTATAAAGAAAGTCTCATTGTTTTGCGTAATCTCTTTCACTTCTGTAACAATTCCATAAACCGTATTTTTATCTGATAATTTATTACCGACTAATGACCCAAATATAGGCTTACTCATATACATTTCCTTTCTCTAAGTTGATAATTTATCTTGAACAATATACGCAAAAATACACACACAAATTGTGTGTGTATTATCCTAATATAACTAATTGTAAATGGTTCACTCATTGGAGAATAATTGTATCGGGGAAACAGGGTGAAGAAAACCTCAGAGAATATATTTTATTTATATTCTTTTTGTGTCAGAGAATCGCTCAGAAAGCCAACAATCTTTTATATAAAAAATTATATAAAAACGCGGAGAGGGGCCGTGTAAGATTACAAGCGTGTAAGTTATCGTTAATAAGATAAAAGATTAGCTAAAGAATCACCAAGCATATTTTAACCAATATTTTACCAAATTTGAGTATATATTTTTTAGCCTACTACTGGCTTATTTCTTTTTTGCTTTTCCGGACTTACTTTGAACTTTTTCCTGTTGTCCATTCTTTGATAGTTCAATAAGGTGTTCAATCATACTTCCCTCATACATCATTCTACCTAAATGACCAATCTCAATGGCAGGATCAACCCAAACTTTACCGCCAAGTTTTTGCCAATATCTACAGAAACCATAATCTTCAGAAACAAACCTTCCATCATCATCAACATAAGAATTAAAGAAAGCATAAGTGTAGTCTAATTCAGCTCCTTTCATGCTACCTGTATCATCATTGAATTTCAATTCAGGATATGCCTCAATCATCTTTTCAAATACTGATCTTTCAATGCACATAAAACCAGTACCTGCATCATGAACTGCTATAGCACCATTATCAGTTTCAATTGTATTATTACCAAATTTAACTGGGTTAACAACAAAACGAGTAGATTTCTTAGCAAGTTCATCTTTAGGTATACCTTCACCTACAAGTTTCGAGACTTTATCCCAGTTAATATCCTTAATTGGATAAGCCCCCGTCATTACTTCTTTATCATGCCATAACATTTTAACAATATCTTCTGGCTTAAATTGAAGATCAACATCCAAAAATATAAGATGAGTAAACTGAGGATTAGCCATAAATTTAGCTACCAAGTTATTCCTAGCGCGATTAATAAGCGAATCAGTTATTGTACTAACTGCAAACTTGCAGCCAATTTCTTTAAAGTACATGACAGTTTTTACGAAAGACATAAAGAAAGGTTCAGTCAATGCTCGGTCATAACATGGAAGGCCAAACATAGGGCACCATTGATCAATATCTTTTCTATCAATTTCTATTTTCTGTTGTTCAACTTCAAGTGTCATACCAACATTATGACATAAAAAAAAGCCCCGTGCAGGTTATGCACGGGGCTTTATGGTAAATATTATTCAATACTTATTTAGTCTTAACCTTTGTCTTGACACCAGCAATCTCGCTAGTCTTGACAGCAAGCTTGCCTGTATCAACAGACTTTGCACTATTCATTTCTACACGAGTAGCCTTAAAGAATAACGACTTCGATGTTGAATCAAAACGGATAACGATTTTGTAACCCAACTTCTTAGCCTGGGCACGAATTCTTTGTTGCATTGAATTATAAGCATTACCTGCTTCAATTCCATCAATGCGGAATGGATTACCATCATTTACTGACTCATTTAGTGCAGCAATAATCATATTCAATTCCTCAGACTTGCGACCAGCCCTAGAGATTTCAGGAAGCGTATCTACTTTATTTAATTTGAATGTTGACATTTTATTTCTCCTATTAGTGGTTTTCGTGGATAGGTTGCCGATATTGACTCCCTATTTCTTAACAAGGACACTATCAGGCTTTATGGTAAAAAACTCACGCAGGACAAAAAAAGTAATTAAATTTAAATAATCGACTTAAAACTCAACATCAGTCTCATCTAATTTACTGATATAATCCTTGAGCTTTTGTAACTCTAATTTTATTACAGTATTTTCAACCTGAATACTGGCAATTTGCAATGCCAATTGATTGATCACTTCTTCATGAGTGACCTTAATATTTTCTAAATGTTTTCTAGCCATATAGATGCATCCACCTTTGTTTCATTAAATCCGGGAACAAATTGCCCGAGCTCTCTATTATACACTTGTACAGTGCCAAATTCTTCCAAATCTTCATTGATTTCAAAATACCGATCTGGGCTAAGAATTTCAATTTCTACATCTCCATCAATCACCATATTTTCAATACAAACAAATGTCGCACCAGTAACAGCATCGGCTAAGTCTTTTGATCCTGAGTTTGGGTGATCAATTTTATTATTTCCAAACAATCTAAGTTTTAGCAATTCTTCTTCAACTAATAGTTCATTCCAATAACCACGCAATCTCGTGTCATAAATAGCAGTCATTAAAGTATCATAATCCGTTTTCTTTACGGAATGAAAATCAGCATTAATACCCTGACCCCTTAGGCTTTGAATCATTTCAATTGATTGCCAGCGGTCAAATGTAACCTTAGCTACATCAAATTTCCTACATAAATCAACAATCATCTGCCTAATAGATGAGAAATTAATTTCTTGGTTAATACTTGCTTCCCAAGAATAAACCAAATCAACATTGATAATAGGTAGTTTCTCAACTCCCATTAATGTTTTAACTTCTTTCAACCCGGTGCAATGCACCATGCTAAGCGCAGCTCTGTCTCGCTTTAATGCCAAGTCGATATGAATAAACCTTACTTGCTCATCAGTTTTATTAAACCAAGGTTTAAAATTTCCATCTTCATCAATTGGATTCTCGCTATACATAAATGCTTTTCTAACCAAATCCGGATCTCTAAAGTAAGCATCTTCCATGTTTGGAGGTTCACATTCAAAACGAGCTCTTGCTTCAACTGGGTTTCTAATATATTCAGATTCCAATTGCTCACGCTTAATAGTAGGATTAACTTCCCATGTTGCAGCTTTTATAGTCCAAGTCTTTGGTTCTTTTTTTTCTCTTGAATTAAAATATCTCTGCTGAATAAAGTCACCTTTATAACGAGGGAATGACAATAGAATAACTTTACCAACTTCTGGAAAGCGAGACATGATCGATAACTTACTCATATTATAAATCGCAGACGCAGAGCCCTTTGATCTTGTTTCCCCACGCAATTCTGCATCTGTTTTAAAGGCGGCAATTTCATCCAAAATAATTGTCATTACTTCATAACCTTCCCAACCTTCAGATTCAGAGTGACCAGAAAAACATCTAACAGGCTTAGAAAAGAAAAATATTTCTGACACTCTTGGTTCAAATCCAACTCTATTAAAATAAGGAGATCTAAGTAATAAGTTCTTAAATGGTTCAAAGAACACTCTCTGAGCTTGCTGAGCGTTTACAGCAAGGTTTAGAAGGTCTATATAGACACCATGAGCTTTACCGTAATAAATCAATGGATCTCTAAGGCAATGGATTAGATATACCGTATACGCCATAGATATTCTTGCGCAATGGTCTTTCCCGGATCCTTTACCAAGCATACAAATAACTTCATTGTCAGTATATTTTTGATACCATTCTTTTCCCGCTTCTTCCCCTAAGATAGAAATTAATGTACGCTCTTTATAAATCTGTGTAGAATGCCTTACAATTTCCAATTGAATATCAGAAAGCGGGGGCAAACCTAAATATTCTTTATCTTGTACAAATGTTTGAATATCTACAGGAGTTTCGGTAAGATCATCTTGACGCAAAAGACGATCAAAATCTTTTAAGTCAAGGTTCATTCCCATGAAATCACTCATATGAATCCTCCGATAACTTCTGACATGGTAGTTTTATACCTTTATGAAGGCTTAAAATGGGTCTCATTTTATAAACCTTTATGAGAGCGTTTTTCCTATTCATTTTATGAATTAATTTAGACACTATCTGCATCCATAATTTGGAATGCAATCTCTAACTCTTTACGAACTTCGTTAGCAATTTCTGGGTGCAGTCCAATTACATCCCGCAAAACTTTAGAAAGAATTTGGTTGACATTTTCAGCCTTCTGCATCCGTGCGATATATTGATTATCGGTGGTATTGCCAGTAAGTAACTTATGCAACTGGGCTTTTTTAGTAGCCAATTCACCTGCTAATTTAATTGCCTGAATTCTTGCAGGGATCATCCCGTGATCGGTTGCAATGTTTACAGTTTCCCAAGCTTCCTTGCTCAACTGGTCAAATTCTTGCAGAGCTTTAATAGTGTTGAACTGTAGCTTCTCTAGAAAATATGGATCATCCTCTGCCTGACGGTTCAGAATCTTTTTGTATTCTTTAATATATGATTTTGTTTTATCAATATTTAAAGAAAGGAGGGTTGAAATTTCGGCATAGTTATAGCCTTTAACATAAAGTAAGCCGGCTTCTTCAACCTGCTTTAATTCATCTAAAAGTGTTTCACCTTGATATCGTTCAATGTCTGACATAGCTTGTATAACATTTTATCACATAAACCTACGGATATTTATGTTTATGCTATTACTTCATCAACTTCTATAGGATCAAACTTAGGGAACTTCAAAGGGACACCATAAATCTCTGCCTCTTTCTCAAGAGTTTCATAGTCATAACCGTGAAGTTTTACAAACTCAACTCTATAGTTATACCAGGCTTCAACTGCTTTCCAGAATTTTGGATCAGTAGTTTGCTCTAATTCAATCAATTCTTCTGGGGGTAGCATAAAGCTAAGAACGCCAAGCGGCATATAAACAACCATATTATACCCAGAATCTTTACCTTCCGAGTATTCTTTCAGGTAGTCTTGAAACTGCTCAATCACCTTAACAACAGCATCGCCAGAGAAGAAATCAATAGACCCATGAGCATTTCTGATTCTTGGGCAGTAATTATCTACTGTAGTGA